AAAGAAACAACCAGCCCGCACACGACTGGTTGCCGATCAAGATGAAACTTAGTTATGAAAAAGAAGTAAGTTCTGGCAAAACTTACACATTCATAATAGCTCTTTTGTTAATATCTTGCAAGCGCATTCTCGTCTAAACTCTTTTTTAATGTCACTTAATATCGTGATACCAACGTGTTTCGTAGAAGTCTTGATGACCTCCACTTACATCACCTTTAGCGTCATTTGTAGCACGTGTCATCACAATGACTGACTTACCACTAAAATGCTTAGCATTGAAATTCACATCATAACCGACATTCCCAGTCGTCCGATAAGCAGCATTCACATCTGGTCTTGCTACTACAGGTGCTTTCTGGCGTGCCAATTCTTTGCCAGTTGTCCGATCAATAATAAATACATATTGATACTTGTAATTAGCGATATGCCACCCACGCGCCTTCAAGGTGTTCCCGATTCTCCCCCATTGATCAACATGAGCATGGTTTCCTTTGCCATCGTTCATTACAGAATATCCTGATCCTGCGGTAGTTGGATCTACAGGTTTGCTTGGAGTCGGTGCAGGTTTGTTCTCGTTTGATTCAAAACCATACTTCACATCATGTGCAAATTGCGCTTGTGAGACACCGTGACTTGCTAAGTAGCCATACGGGTCCGTATGATCGCCCCACCAATTCGTAGAAATGTATTGGTGACTGATGACCCCTTTGCCGCCTACTGGACTGTCTACAGTAAGAGGAATATTAAACCGTTTCGCACTGTCACGAATTAATTCAATGTAAACTTTATAGTTCTGTTTAAAGAGCGCTGGATTGGGCGTTGCTTGCAATTCAATTTGTACTGGCGAATTCGCATTGGCATAAGAGCCGCCTCCGTATTGCACATAGCCGGGTTCACCAACTTGGTAGACAATACCGTCACCAACAATATAGCTAGTGTAGGCATTCATCCAATTGCGCTTCATAAAGGTAGCTTCGTTACGTCCTGTTGCGCTAGGATTTGCAGTATCGTGCGCCACAATATAATTTGGATTTGCTCTAATTGGACTGCCTTCATTCGCCCCTAAATTGAACTCGTTATTGATCGTGTAAGCAAACCCATTAATAGGCAATAAAAAAAGAGCCAGTAAAAGGCTCAGTAACGTAATTTTCTTTTTCATGTGATTCCTCCTATTTTTTCGAATTGTATGCTGAGACACCTGTAACTACTCCTAAAAAAGTAGCTACAGCATTAATTGTTAGCACAGTCATATCCGCGCCACCCCAACCGTATGCCTTTCCAAGTGTGCCAACTAAAACAGATGCAGCTGGCAACACTGTGAGAACCGCCCATTTAATAATTTGGTAATACTTGTCCGGTAAAATCATTTCAAACCCCCCTATAATTTCGTTAAGAAATAGCCTAATATAGTAATACCTAAACCGATCATGTAACCCCATGACCATTTATTATTTGCTTTAATTTCTTTGATGTCATCAGCATTGTTGAGTGCAATAGAATATGCGTGATCCGCCACATCTTTCGCAGCATCCGCCTTCTCTCTCAATGCCTCGTAATTATCAAGTTTTGTTTCAATGCGCACTAAGCGCTCAATAACATCTTGTGCAGTATCATCTTTCAAAACTCCCCCGCCTTCCAACTAAATAATTAGCCCCGTTAAAAACGAGGCTAAATTGTTATTCAGCCAATTCTGGCAAATCCATATCTACTAGAATCTCTTTCACTTGCTCGCGAATTAGACCTGGTACTTGTTCAATCGTTTTCTTACCTTTAATAATTAAAATCGCATACACTACAGCCATTTCTTCCACCTCCCTTCTGAGTAAATAAAAAGCAATCCTAATTCGCAGTTTCTGCATCAAGGATTGCTTGTACTTCATTTCTGATTGTTCTAGGAACTTCTTCAATAGTCTTCAGGCCTTTCTGAATCAAATTGACGTAAATATTTGCCATCTAATTAACCTCCCTGTCTGCTGGAACGAGCATTTCATACACTTCAGCTAACGCTAATTGAGTTTTAGTCAATTGGTTTTCTTGGACTTCTGCCTTTTCTTTTAAGAATTCATTTTCCTTTTGGACAGTTTCTGTTAAAGTCTCAATAAACTCTAATTTTTCTGCGTAATTTGGAGTAATCGCCTCTTCCCATCTGTTCTTAGAAAAATTAAAGAACTGAGATTGTGGGTTTTCTAAATTTTGAATAGGTTCGATTTCCACAAAAGGAATAGATGTTGGAAAATCATCTGCTACTTCGTGTTCTTCAAATCCCATCGGGTATAATACTTTATAAATTGTTTTCATCGTTTTCCTCCTTTAATAAGGGTCTCTTGCTAACCAACAAAACGAACCTGTTAACCACGTATCTTGTGCGACATTATCTATGCAAATAATATTATTAATCGTTGATGGATCGAAAGCTAGCAAATAAAAATTGCTGCCAGAGCTCCAGTACATTCGAGGCCTGTCAATCGGCGCTGCCCATGATGGAACATTAAACCAAACAGCTTGATTATATTTCGCCGCTGACAATTTAAACGAACCTGTCAGATAAACGATATCTCCTCTTCGATACAATCTCATACTGCCGTCCGAAATAACTGAAGCATTGTTGTTTTTATCTACTGACGCATAATCATTTACTGATTTTGTTAAAACGGGCAATTTCCCTTTCACTTGAATACCATCTTGAAAATTCTTTGTTCCTAAAATCGTTTCGTTACCAGCAGTAGAAACAAACTTGCCTTGAACCCATTTTGCGATTGCTTTAAATACTAAATTAGGCGTCATAAACACACTGTTAGATTCTCCCGCTTCAGCTTCTTCACCAGTAGCGATACTTTCTACTTGATTGGCCGCGAACATTGATTCAATGTGTTCATTCGCTGAAATGTTCAGTGCAATTTCTAATTCAGAATAATCAATGCTTGTTCCGGATGGTATAGTTCCATCACTAACATAAGAGTAAAGTAAAATATTAATCTTTCCATACTGGTCAACCACGACTGGCGAGTGCTTTGCATAAATATCTTTTACCTGATTAGTACTATTGATAGCAGTAACACCGTTGTCATTCCAAACTTTAGTGTCAGGTCTCCACGTAACTAATTGTAATCTGTTTCCCGAAGGCCCACTTCCGAACCCAAAAACATGAGGAGTAATTTCAGAAACATTATTCTTAATATATGTGACTTTCTCATCCAACGTGGAAATCCCTTGCGATAGCCAAAAATTATTAGAGTAGACACTAGTTAGGATATCGACAACGTCATACTCAATTCTTATTAAAACCATTTGACCATTCACTTTATGTGATCCGACATCTCTGATATCATCTAAGTCTGAAATTTTTGAGTATCGCTCATCGCTAAATTCGTACCACGTACCAGCAGTAGGAGCGTTTAGCGCGGTACTATAAGCTATATAGGCACTGTTGGCATTCTCAACCAAACTGCCACTAACTTTCCCTGAAAAGTTGGGACTGAAAACTATTTTCTCCTTTTTCCCACTTACTATTTGATAGATCACGTTTGCGGAACTTTCTGGCTTATTGAAAACTTCGTCTTTTCGATAAACATCCGCTTCATCGATCTTTTTATTCGTTTCGTCTAACTGATCAGAAAGCTCGATTTGAGATTGCTGCAGCTCTGACATTTTTTGATTGGATTGAACGAACTTTTCATCATACTCTTTAATTTTTGTATCAGCATACTTAGTAATCCGTTCAGATTCTTCATCAATATTTTGAATTTCCAATAGAGCTTTTTCTTTTACTTGAAACAACCATTCTTCAAAGCTTTTGAAGTAGATCACACCAGCAACACCAGCTCCATCATCAATCGATGATTTAAACATTCTGAATTGAACGTTTTGAATGTCGATCGCCTCACCAGAAGGTAGATCAACATACAAACCCATAACTACTGTACCATCATAGCCCCTCAGTTCTTCGGGTAAAAGGTAATAAATCTGATTTATCGTGTTGGCTTCGACGCCACCATTGTCCTCAATTATTCCTTTTTTTCCATCATTACCAACGTAAGTTAGTAGTACTCTGACTGTTGCTCCAGTTAAGTCGATTTCTGCTTCTTTACTCGTTAGTTCAAAAAGAAACTTACTAACATTCTTATCATATGAAAACACTTCTGCTCTAAGATCAATAGATGTGCTCCTACTTGAACCGTTGATTTCAAGCGTTTTTCTTACTATTTTGAAATATGCCATGTATTTGTTTTACCTCCAATTCCAGTACCTAAGTGCCAGTACTTCCTTCCAATTTTTCCAAACGCTCTGCCAACCAATCTGAGTTAATTTGCCATGTATATTGAGCCGGATTTACGGGTTGCGTAACAGAGGATGTCGAACAAATCCCCATGAAGTGCTTTATTTCATTTATCGGTTTTGTTAGTACAAATCCTGTAGAACCGGTTTGGTCATCCGCCCACGCATAATATAGATAAGCACCTACGCCTTGACCACCATTTTTTAAATTAAGAATAGTAGTCCGACCGCTTCCTATTTGAGTTTTCTCTGAATTATAGACATCACAACAATATGTCCAAAGATTTTTCGCATCAGGATAAACGGTAAGAATGCTATTCGAAGCGGACCAATTATCATCAATTTCACCAGCTTCATTTAATCGAGTCCAACGAAAATCACTATAATTTGTACTTACATCAAGAGTACCATCGTACACTTTTGCGGATATTTTAATTGTTCCTTTTCCATCAACAAACGCTTGAGAAGTAGGTTCAAGCTTAACGTCAAATCGTTTTCTGCCTACCTGATCTCGCAACTCATAAGCTAAATCAAGTAAGCTTTGGGATGTTCCGCCGGATTGGATAAGATAATCACCCAATGTAGCAACATAAGAGTGTATTGAATACTGATTTATCAGTTCAAGAATCCGTGCACTCAGATAGACTTCTTCATTCTCATCAACTAAATAGATTGTGTCCCCGATATTCACTCCCTTAGGCAGATCGATAATCTCAACCTCATAATTAATAGCTGGTTGACTGATTTTCTTTAGTTCTCTAATGACACTGTCACACAAAGTCTTTTGATCAGTAGTTTCGTAACGTTTTAATCGCTGAATATGTGAGCTTTTGGGATTGGGATTACTTGTCGATAATAAACGACTCCAGAGCTGTACACTTTCCGTATCTCTCATGACCCCATCAGAGCCTAAGACAAAGCGGCCATCTGGATCCGTATACTTGTATCCTTTCAGATTAATTGGATCGTTTTTACCCTCAGGCGTTCCACCAGTCGCATAAATCGAAGTTCCAAGATCATAGATGTCAGACTTCACGATAATGTTTTCGACATCAACATTGACATAAAGCGTTTGGTGGTTATCTTTACCACGTTTTTTGTAAATATTAATGTATTTATTGATAACAGTAGTCCCTTCTACCTTGAAACTAAAGTCAATTTCTGCGTTATCAAACTGAGTTGCAACAGAAACTAAACGTGCTAAAGCCGTCGAATCCTCACTTTCCCATTCAAGTTTCCTAGTGAGCGTAGGAATCTCGTTAAATCCTATTTCAAAGCCAGAATCATACATAAACTTTTCAATATAGAATGCTATGGAATATGCTTTGTCAGCTTTGTAGGGTCCAACAAGTTCATTCAAAAGATCAACCCCTGCATCCTCTGCAACGAAATAATGCGTGCATTCTTTTGGGTTATGAATTGTTTCAACAATTGTCATCCAGATATCTTTGTTATTGTAATCATGAAAAAGAACATAATTACCTACTTTAGCAAAATCTTTTACTTTTTTTGTTTGAACCGAACTAAAATACAATGTTCCGCTTAGTGTTCTATTCCCGTTTTCAACGCTCAGTTTGTCCTCTTCATCAGCGATTACAACTTCAGTAGTATTATTAGTAGATACAATTTCTTTAAGTTGAAATTGTCTATCAGCAAAGTAGAAATCCAATCCTTCACCTCCTCTCGACAAAAAAAGAGAACCTCTATTCTAGAAGTTCCCTAAATAAATACTCTTCTAACCGTAACACCGACAATTGGTGTAATCGCCCAATCAGAAGGGACTATTTGAATTGTATGTTTACCATAGTCAAACCTGAACTTATCATACTCATTTCCCAATTTATGGAGAGTACGATCTTCCACTCCATTAACTAAAACCTTTCTCGTTTTAGTATTTATTTCTACAAAATCTTTGTCGCTGAACAGATTATTGACATTCGAGTTTATCGTCTCGTTGGTCCAATCAAACTTCGAATCCGTCCACGCCATTAGATTATGATGCTGATTCGAGAAGCGTTGAAACCAGCCTTTTTCATATATTGCATTTGTTTCTTCAGCCTCAGTAAAGTTCATAACAAACTCATGATCGTGCGAAGTAAACGCACCATCATTGGCTGGATTTAAAGCTTTAATTTGACTGAATACCCATCTTAGTCGTTTATTTGAATTCAGACGCTCCATTTTTACTTCGAAGAAATTTCCGTTAAACGTCTTTCTAGAAAGACTGGTTGACTTCACACACTTCGTCTTGTACCAAAACTCAATGATAAGTTCATTGTTTAGTGTCGTACTATCTCGAATAACAACGGCCATAAAGACTTTTTTATTCTCATCAGCCAGTAGAAATTCAACACGCCCTCTAGCCGTTTTGACGTTTGATCCATTATTAAAATTCATACGCTGAACACATGAGAAGTCTCCACTTGAAATATTATTAGCATTTTTAGGAATTTGAAAACTCAGCGTAGGACCATGCCACACATTAATAGCTCCTACGCCAGTGAAAACTGGATAAATAGCTTCACCACCATCCCACTTCATGTTTCCTTGAACTATATTCGGTGTAGATGGGTTACTTAAATAGTTGGGATAAGTAGACGGCATTGTCTTGTCATTTAATGAAACACCAACAGGAAGGTTTGCAGTGCGCCATCCATGGTTAATCACACGGTGCTTTCCAACTTTGCGAACAGTATCGACATCCTCAGGATCACCGTACTGCAATATGCCTCCATTCGAATTAACCAATCCAATCAACCCGTTCTCTCCTTGCATCGTAACTTCAAACTGCGGTTCAGCTTTCCACGTTCCATAATGAGTCACTTCAATCTGATCACTGACTGTGAGTTTACTAGCTGTGTAAGGATTAAGAATAGGCCCGACATTATACTGTGGCTTACAGATCACTAACCTAGAATTGCCTCTGACACCAACTGTCAGGCATAGTGCGGTAGTTTTTTCGTTCGTTATTCGAATAGTTTCATTGATTGTCTGCCATTCATTTTCTAAAACTTTTGCATCAATTGAGTGGCGTTTTAAGATATCACCACCAACCTTAGACCTTTCTTCTAGTATTACGGTACATGGTCTATCGGTTCCGTCTGTAGGTAATATTTCAATGTTTATGAGCATCCCGAAAGATACATAATCACCAAGACTTACCTTGATAGGGCGAGTGATCTCGGTCGTTTTTGGTAACCAGTTCTCTTTACCATGAATAGTAACTAAATCAGTAAAATCTGCTATGAGTGTATTTGAGCCATTGTACTTTGGTCCTAATGCGGTAAAATCTTTCCAGTAATGTGCCTTATTTTCAAACTCACTATCTAAACAAAGGTTTTCTTTTGCAGGATTAGCATTGGTAAAATAGTCTGCTTCAACAGCATAAGCAACTCCTTCTGGCACTTTAAAACTCAACTCAACTTTTGCTGCATCACGATTTACATATTCGGGAACAATCTCACCTTCAAATCGAGCGGACCAGTAACGATCCGCTTGATCGGTAAATATTAGTTGACCATCTGTTCCATCAGCTTGATAAAGGACGCGATACATCTCATCTTTGAGCGTATCTACGTCCGTATTATCATTTCTCTTCTTATTTTTCCTAATCCATCCTTTAACAGTAATTGTTGTTGCACTGTCCTTAGCATAGAGAAGTTTTTCACCCATCACTAAATCTTTTTTTTCATATTCTCGCTTTTTAGTGGGGCGAGATATTTCACTAATAGTCAGCCATTTATAGAAATCAATTCCTCTAAAAATCATCCTAGTCTCTGCGATTATGCTCGCCCCTTTCTTCTTTCGGATAACCGTTCGTTACGCGCATTTTCTTTGGCAACAGTTGGCGCAACTTTCTTACCAACTTTTTCTTTATCCATATAAATGTCGGACTCTTGATCTCGAATCTCGGCCAACAATTGATTATTAACATTAAGTAATCGAATCACTTCTTGTAGATCAATACTTGCTGAACTAGCAAAGTTACTTCGAATCGCTTGAGTATCAATACCAATCAAATCTGCGAGATTTAAGGTCATGTTTGAAGCCATGTTGCTCAATCCAGTCGTCGCAGATTGGATGATTCCTGAACCATTTTGAGCCATGTAATTCAGTGCTTGACCGATTAATTCCATAGCTCTGGCAGGTTTAGTAACAGGCAGAACTACTTCTGGTTTATTATTCTCTCCTGCTCGATAAACCTCATTCATTACCCAACCACCATCTTTGTATCCTTTGATACGACTTCCAGTTGGTCCCCATCCAGAACGTCCGTATGGTAAATCTCTACGCCAATTAGAATTATTGAAGAATGCCAATAATTGATCGTATCCACTAAAGATGTTTCCATGACCTCTCACTTTATAAGCATCAAAAGTTGATTGAATATATTGAAGCAATCCTTTAGCACCGCCAGAACCATTTGTACTATTCACATCAATAATCTGCTGACGTATCTTCTCGTTCCCAGATGATTCTCTTTGAATTTGTGCAAGGATTCCGTTTAGTTCAGAGGCAGAGATTCTTTGTCCCATTACTTTAGCGGCCCGCTTAATTTGTGCAGTCCAGTTACTTCCAGTAACTCCTGAACTTGTTTTCAAACCACCATCAACATCAGTTCCGGCTTTAAAAATATTTCCTGAACCCAATGCACCGTTTAAATGGATATGATCATAATGGTCGTTGTCTGGCCATGGTACCCACTGACTTGTTGCTGCTTGCCCTGAAATTCCCATCCGGTCACGAACTCTACCGTTAGTTATTACGTATGCAATCTGTTTAGGGAATTTCTCAAACGCCCAATTGGCCGCTTCCGTATATCTTGGACTACCGTAAGGGTAACCAGAAATATCGAGAGCTTGATGTTTTCCGTGCCAATAAGGATCACCAGGACGATATCCAGAAGTTATTGTTAATCCTCCAAATTTAGACATGACTTTTTGAGCGATATCTACTAAGTATTGATAAACATTATTCGCATTCATTGCACCGTCAAAACTTCCGCCCCCAAATGCGTCTTCGACATGCTTTTGTGCAAATGGATATGCTGCGCTAGTCATCAACTTAACGCCTGCTTTTGTCATGTTTCTCCAAGGTTCGACGATACTGTTATAATCTACACGTTGATCAACAAGTTTTTTGAAGGCTCCTTCGTCATCAATGATGTCGAAAATATCGAACTCTCCAATTCCGTCTTCATATTTCGGAATCATACTTCCAAGATTATTCTGAGCTTTTAGCACTCGCTCAGTCATCGTTGCATTGAGCACCTTCGCACCCTTTTTAAGCCAAACAAGAGCATTTCTACCCTTAGCGATAAAGGTAGATCCGTCTGGTTCTTGGATGATTTCCTGATATTTAGAACCTTTTTGATCATTTACTATTGCTGGACCATCAGATGGATGACCTTCACTTCCTTTGGCATATTGTGGTACTGTCCAGTTACCTAATTTCTTGTCGGACTCTACTTCCTTAAGAACGTAGTTAACCCCACCAATTACACCATTGACACCTTTTCCGATTCCGCCAACCATTTTGTTAGCAACACCATTCATCGTAGCTGACAAGGATCCGCCCATTGAGTTGATGCCATCGATCAGCGTTTGCATCAAAAAACGTCCAGCGCTATTAAAGCCGCTCGACTTCGACCGAAGATTATTAATAGAATCATTTCCAAGCTGATTCACTCGTGCGATAAATGAGCCGTAAAGTGCGTTCCAACCGTTTAGTAGGTTTTGAAGCCATGTACGTCCGGTTTGGTACATCGCGCTATAGAAACTACGCAACAAACTTACCACTTGATTACAAAAGTTCCGAACAGTGTTGATAAACGTCGAGACAAGACTATTCCAACCGTTCAGTTTGTTCTGCATCCACGCACGACCCATTTGGTAGTTCGGATTGTTCTGGTTCTTAATCAGTGTCGTGTACTGGTTGATAAACGTTTTAACTGTCGTCATCATAGTTGGTACTACTGAATTCCAACCAGTCATGAAATTAGTCAGCCATTCAGCCCCCTGAAGAACCATAGAAGGACTAATCGAACTGAACTGTCCAAGGATTCCATTAGCTGCTGATAGAGCGGTTTGAATAAGCTGAGGCGTTGAATCAGCCATCCCTTGGTTACCTGCTTGTGACGCTTGTTGTGCTGATAACTGCATCTGGTTTGCGTCAGGCATCCCGTAGCTTTCAGTCACAATCATGTTACTAGAAAGTCCGACAGGTTCAGCATCTTGTACAGCCTTTGTCATCAAATCAGTCACTGCGTCCATAGCTTGCTGAATCTTAGGCTTTCCTTTGTCAATACCTACTGCAATCCCAGCCGGTACCCATTGCGCATCAGCCATCATCACACGTGATGGAGATTTGATTTTCAATTTATCTTTGAACCACTTGCTGACATTTCCTGCTACATCTGTAACAGATTTCTTAAGCGAGTCTACTGCCCCAGTTATTCCTTTTCCAATACCAGAAATGATATCTTTACCAATCTTACCCCATTTGATATCTCCAAATGCTTTAAATATTGCGCTAAAGACCTGCGGTAGCATTTTTATCAATGTTCCGATCGTATCTATGATCCCTTTGCCGATTGCTAGTAGAATTTTTACTCCGGCTGCGATAATTGTTGGTAGGTTTTGGATCAGAACAGCTGCAATTGTAATGATCAATTTGATCGCAGTTTCAATCAATTTCGGTAGAATGCTGATTACACCCTGGATCAACGCTCCCAGTATTTTTACGCCAGCTTCAATGATCTTAGGTAAGCTTTGAATCAGAGTAGTAACGATTGAAAGTATTAGTTTGTTCGCCGCTTCAACTAATTTCGGCAACAACATAACGATCCCGCTCACTAAAGCAAGTAAGATATTCATACCGGATTCAATGATTTTGGGTAAATAAGTAATGATCAAAGATAAAATCATTTCGACTACTGAAATCACTGCGTTGATTAAATTAGGCAGCATCTGAATGATACCTGTAATGATTGAGGTCAAAATGGAAATTCCAGATTCAATCAATTGAGGCAACACTGATAGTAGTGTCTCGATAATCGTCGTTGAAATAGTGAGTGCGATAGTTACAGCTGTTTGTGCTAACGGAACGATTGTCTGCAAGATTCCTTGAATGATTCCACTCAAGATACTGATTCCTACTTCAATCATTTTTGGTAGTATTGCAGTAAACGAAGTCACTAGATTCAAGACGACTTCTGATACTTTTTCTAGTAATTGAGGAACCGTGGTTCCCATACCCTCAGCAAGTTTAGAAATTAGATTGCTACCAGTAATGATTAGTCCTGGTATACCACCAATTAAAATAGCAATGATCTTCGGTAATATTGATTTGAAGATATTAATGAGAGGCTCGAAATTCCCGATAAACGCTTTGTCGATCGCCTCTTTGAGTTGAGCGAATTTTTCTTTTGCTCCATCAACAAAGTTGCGAATACCTTCTCCTAATCGATAAATCACTTCTAATTGGTTGTCACTAAATGAATCACCAAATAGATTCGTCAGACCTTCAAGGCTGGTAATATTTCCTGAAATAATGAACTTCAATCCTAAAAAAGCACGCCGAATTTGCTGAACGATTTCATAGAATTTTTCGAATCGTTGAATTGTTGCATCACTGAACATACTTGTATTGATAGCTTCAGAGAACGAATGGAAATCAGTATCTCCAGTCAGAACATCTTTAACGATCTTTATACCGTTTTTCAGTTTTTCAAGACTCTCATGAAGTGCGATAATCCGATTAATAATTGCATTCACTGTGTCTTGTGGCAGAAAATCAGATAGTGCTAATTTCAAATCTTCAAACTGTTTCCGATCACCGCCATGTAGAATTTGATCCAAACTTGATCGGATAATATTCGATGCAACCTGAACTCTTTCATTCGCATCTTTCTTGAACCGTTCAAATGTTTCATGGAGAATAGTCAGACGTTCTACGATCTTGTTAGTGGTTTCTTGAGGAAACAGTTCATTTAAAGTCTGTTTTAGTTCTTCAGTCTTTCTTCTATCGCCACCAACGAAGATTAAGTCAAAACTACTCTTGATGGCTTGAGCCGCCAGTTCAAACTTTTCACTAGCTTTCTCTTTAAATTCTTCGAAAGCTTTGTGTAGAGCTGTTAAGCGGTCAATAATAATGTTGACTGTTTGCTGCGGTAGTAATTGACTAAGATTCTGACGTAACTCTTCTGTTTTCTTGCGGTCACCGCCAACAAAAATAAGACGCAATGCTCCATGAATTGCATTTCCCGCAATGACAAATGTTTCTCCAAACTTCTTAACAAAGTTAATCAACGGAGCGACTAATTGCCGGAATCTCTCAGAACGTTTGTATAAATCGGTAATAGCAATTGCTAAACCTATTACTGCAGCTGCAACAATCGCAAACGGACTGATTTGTAATACTGTGATGAATCCCAAGAATATAGATTTCAGTTTACTGAATAGGTTGATCACTAGAATAAGCGATCCAAAGGATAATAAAGCTGTAACAAGACCTTTTACAATTGATATCAGTGGATTCGCAGATTTGCTAATTCCTTCTAGAGATTTTGCTATTGAATTCAGAACCCCTTGAACCTTTTCTGCTCCTATTGTGTTATCTCGAAATGCTTTAATTGATGCTGTTGCTGATCCCAATGCATCAACCGCAACTTTTTTAAAAGGTTCTAACCCTTTGACAATAGTTGTAGTGATAGCCGTTCTAAAGTTGGCCATTGAACCTGATAAAGTATCACCAGCAGTTTTGGCTAGTCCCGCCATCTTAGCAGTAGTTCCAGCAACGCCTGTCGTTCCTTCCTCAATACCTCTTCGAAGATCCTCAATGGCTTCGCCGGCTTGAAGGGTTCCATCGGAAACGGCTTCTTTCATATCTGTCACGGATTTTTGACTAGCATTCGCTAAAATTTGCCATGCTGGAATGCCGGCATCTACTAATCTATTAATATCATCAGCATAGACAACGCCAGCTGATTGCATGCCTGCGATTGCATCGGTTATTTGATCAATGGATTCTGCTCCATTTCCGACCCCATACGCTGCATCCGCTATCGCCTGAAAGACTTCCTTAACCTTCGTGCCTTCCATTCCGGCCGCAACCATTTTCTTTGCGCCCATGGCGACATCATTTAGAGCGATAGGAGTTCCTTCAATGGCAGCTGCTAGGTCGTCCATTACTTGCTTAGCAATACTTGCGCTTCCTGTTAATACAGTTAGTGATTTAGTGGCAGTATCAATAGTGTCAATACGATCAATTGCTCGCCCGATTGAATCACTCAGAACACTAAAAGCTTTAGAAACGATTGCAATTGAAGCTATTGATGATGCTAAGTCTTCGATGGATCCCTTAGCATCTTTAGATGGTTCGTTAACTCCAGACTTGATTTGGTTTTTTATGTTCGGGAAAATCGCCTTTGCTCTATCCAATACAGACTTGAACCCATTGGAAAGACTATTCTTAACAGAATTTGCCGTTCCTGAAGCATAATCAGAGATCGTCTTCACTCCATTTTTAAGCGAACTCCAAATATTTGATGCTATGTTCGGTAAATTCTTTACACCGTTAATAAATCCAGTCTTTATGTTTGATGCTACTTTTGTCGCTTTTGAAGGAAGTTGAGACAAGCCGGTTCCGATTTTCGTTACAGCGTTAGCTGTCGAGTTAACAACCGAATTGAATCCAGTGACGAAAACATCTTTCGTTCTATTTATCGCTTGTGTGGCTTTCGTTGGAATCTGCTGTATCTGAGAAATTGCTTGATTCTTAGCTTGAGCAAATCCAGAGCTGACAAAACCTGTGACAGATTTCATCGTGTTTTGGATTGTCTTCGGCATTGATTTCACTTTTTCAATCGGATTCTTGATTAACTCAAGCAATGAAGAACCGATAGATTTAAAGCCATTCTTTAAGTCGCCGAAGCTAGACTTTAGGTTGGACAAGCTATCCTTCATAGAAATAACGAGCGCTCGATTCATTGCCTTGCTGTCTTTTGTCATTTCGTTGTAGGATACTTTCGCATCGCTCTTCATCTGATTGAACGTCTGCTTGCTATTTGATGATAAGACGTTGTTTGAATTCGTAATCTTTGAAGTCAACGCCTGATAACCCTTTGTACCAGAACTAGTCATATCCGTAATTGCTTTCTTTGTGCTATTGAATGATTCAGTAGTTTTGCTCACACGATCTTTTAGATCAGCGTAGCTAGCGACCATTGATTTCGTCGAACTTGAACCTCTCTTACCGAGTTCTTCCGCACGCTCGGCAACACTACTAATTGTTCCCGCGAGTTCGGTTGCTTTTTCGCCAGTTCGTTCAAACCAACCGAAAAAAGAGGCCACAGCTTTCTCTGCTGGGCCACTATCTGCGGTGATCGTTAGCTTCGCCCCACCTACGTTTACATCCTCTGCCAATTGCTCAACTCCCTTCTATATGTATTTTTATTTCTTCCACCATTGAGTTGTATCAACGCCATCGTTGTTAGCAGACTCAGTTAACTGACCTTTCGCCTTTTCAATCGCTTCTTCATACGGCTTCATCAAGATTGACTCATAGCTATTTCCGCCAGTCAGGTTACTCAAGAACATACTCACTGAATCAACTATCGCCATTTGAATCTCATACTGTCTTGATCTCCGAGCGTTATACTCTTGTTTATTTCCCCATTCATACTTCCGCTTCAACCAAGTAAATGTCTGGTCTAAAACATAATCCTCTGAGAGAGAGTAGAAATAAGAAACGTATTGGATTTGCTCTATTAAGCTTGTGGTGAAGGTTTCAATGGCACTACTGATTCCGGTTGATCCTGAGTGTCTGCTTTCGTTTTCCCTGCTGCGTTCATGTCCTCTTTCTTCACTGGTCGGAATTTCGGACGGATCTTTTTTACTAATGCAGTCAACTTATCAATCGGTGTATTATCTAAGAATGAAGTTACGATCAAAGCTGTGTCAAAGAAATCCATTTCCTCTGTTTCTTCAGCAGTATTACCAAGTACAATCGCAAGTATTTCCGCAATCTTCTCATCTGGTAAAATTTCTAGAGCAAACTCGACCGTTTGTTCCATAGATGGCGGTGTGAAGTCCCAGAGCAGGTTCTTATTCTCATCTTTCATTTGTTCCCCAGTCTTCTCGTCAATCGCTGGTTTTTTCTCAGTGTTCTCGCTTCTCCACTTAACAAATCGGTCGTACATGATTACACCATCACCTGCTACAAATTTGATCAATCGCACCACTTTTCTATTTGTCAGTCGCGGCATTGGTACCTTTGAACCATCGCTCAATTCAACCATTTTCATTTCAGTTACTACGCTGTTGATTTGTTCTACTGTTGTATTTCCAGTCATGTTTTTCTCCTTTTTTAGATAAAATAAAAGACCCTGCATTATAGCAAGGCCTTATGATTACAATACTTGTTCTATTTCTTTAAATACATTTTCATCTTCTGGTAAATCATCCTGAGCAAAAGCTGAGAATGATACCGGGAGAGTTCCTTTTTCCTTACCGTGATTGGTTTCAACGTTATCACTAATTTTTGTTTCATAATAGTGAGCCATTAAGAACGTACCATCTTCTCTCTTAACAATGTTAGTTAAGCTGTATGAATCAACAGAAGTTGGCGCACCATAAGATACGGTTTTAGTCCCTAGTTCTTCAACAGGTGTTAGAGTATCAGATGTCGTGTACGCAGCGGTAACACCTTTTTTCAATGTAACAATGTCACCAGATACTTGAGATATTTCGATTGTTTCATCACCGACTTTAGCAAATTTCACGGTTTCGAAACTTGCTCCTTTACCAGTTTCGACCTTAATCTTCTTGTTTCCTTTATTGACCGCAGCTGCCAATGTTGCTGGCGTTCCAAGCGTCGCTGCGGTTTCAGTGATACTACCACCAGCCCATGCTAGAACGCGGTTATCAATTGATGTTTCCATCATAGTTGTATTGAGTGTATTAGTCCATGAGGAAACAGTTGAATCAATTGGTACGACAGATTGATCAATCATTACATCCTCTGATTCGTAACCTCTTGCTCGAGCAATGCCTTCGGTTGTAGCACCTAAATCACGAAAGCCAGGTTGTAATTCATAGGTATCCATGTCCATAACGTCAGAGATTTTTGTTGGACGAACAGTGGTGTCTTCCCCAAGGATTAGTCGCCCAGCTCCACCTTGAATATCCTTTTTATTAAAACGATAAAATTGATCCTTTTTATTCATTATTTATCTTCCCCCTTCTTTACCTCTTCGTAGCTCCACGAAGAACTAGAGACTTTCAGTTTTAGTAACTGCGCATCATTTAGTTCAAGAGTTTCTCCATGAATGATCTCCTTAGGAATACCTTCGATATTAACTTTAAGAGTCGTACCTGCACCTGAATTCGATTTAGCCATCACTTTGACTTTCGATTCTTTCGTACCGAGTGCTCCTTGCTTTGTTTCCTGTTTCTTTTCTTGTGCTTTATCTGCCAAAATAGTTCCTCCTTAATTTTCAAAATAACTAATTCTCATATAGCACCATGCTTCGTTTTTCTTTGATTGATCATCAACATCAGGAGTTGGTGGCATCTGAAAATCAACATCAAACACATTGACTCCCTCAATATCTGCAAAGTTACGTTTCAGAAAATTACCGACCTCAGTGCATTTCGTGAGAGCTTCAACGTCATCATCAGAACGCACAAGAAGCTGTAAACTACCCTTGCCAATCGGCTTGACAAGCAGACATGGTAGTTCTGCTCCTGCTTCAATTTTCCATATTCTGAATGATTTGAACTCATCTTCAAACGCAGCCTTTAGAAATCCATGTATGCTGCTGGATGCATCTACATAGTCCATCTAGCCACCTCACATCCTGTTTTTGATGTACTTCTTGATTGTTGTTTGACCCTGTGTTTTCATTCGGTTTAGCTCTGCGTCCAACGCCCGGCCAAAGATATTGAATCGTTTCTCTAGCGGCTTCGCGTAAATGACCCCAGAGCCGATTTCCAAAATAGTTTTACGACCTTCACTCGTCAAATTATGGATCACGGGCCCTACATCTGAACCGTTTGGACCCGATTCATGTCCCGCATAACCGATAGAATTAATATAAGCAGCCGTGTCAATATGATGATCCGTTCGAGTGATATCTTTCGCACCATCTGCCCAAACACGTCCCA